AGACTTATTCTCTCTATTTATTAGACTTTAACTATAAAGAATATAAATGCTTAACAATCCTTTATGGTAAAGAATCAGCATGGAATCCATTAGCTGTTAATGGTTCTCACTATGGAATACCACAAGGTAAGAGTGAGTGGCTTAAAGACCAGGATGGTTATACTCAAGTACAATGGGGCTTAGACTACATAGGCCACAGATATGGTGAGCCATGCGTTGCATTAGATCATTGGAGTAAGTACGGATGGCACTAAGAGATGCAAGCCATAGAGAACTTGGGTTACAGAAGTGGAAAGACCAGCGCTTAAGAGTATTAAAGCGTGATGGTTACATCTGTGCATATTGTGGTCAAGAAGCCAATCAAGTAGATCATGTGATTAGTCGCAAGGATGGTGGCAGTCATGACTTAGATAACTTGGTTGCATGTTGTGCTACTTGCAATAGCAAGAAGGGTGCGCTCAATGAGGGGGTTTTTTTAGGCAAGACCTCTACCCCCCCTGTCTTTTCAGGGCATATCTACCCGATGCAGTCCGAGCCGATGCTGGACAGTCCTTTTACAGTCCGACCTAATCCGAATCAATGACAACTAAGACCAAAAAGACCCAGCCGCTACGAGGGGCAACTCAACCGAGGATTCACAGCCCACTTCTTAAGGGCAAGTCCAGAGCTGGTGAAGTAATTGAAATGGTTGAGCGCTTAAAGATGGACAAGCTCATGCCTTATCAAGAGCATGTCCTTAAACAGATGATGATGGTGGATAAGAAAGACCAGTATCGAGTCAAGACTGCCCTGCTGCTTATTTCGAGACAGAATGGCAAGTCTCACTTAGGCAGAGTGCGTGTCATCTGGGGCATGTTCTACGGTGGCGAGAAGAAGCACATCATTATGTCCTCTAACCGAGCAACTGCCCTTATGACCTTTAGAGAAATCGCATGGATCATAGAATCAACTCCAGAACTCAAGGCCTTGACTAAGGCAGTGCGATATGCCAACGGTGGCGAGCGAATAGAGCTACTTAATGGCGCAACCCTTGACTTAGTATCAGATACCAGAGACTCAGCGCGTGGTCGTACTGCTGATTTCTTATGGATTGATGAAGTGCGTGAAATATCCGAGGACGGGTACAAAGCTGCAATTCCAACCACCAGAGCCCGCGCTAACGCCCAGACATTTTTAACATCGAATGCGGGTGATGCATTCTCAACAGTCCTCAATGGACTAGTTGAACGAGCTAAGGATTACCCGCCTGAGACCTTTGGCTATTATGAGTATTCTGCCCCACAGTATTGCAAGATAGACATCAGAGCAGAAGCTTTTTGGCGTGATGCTGTAGCACCAAGTAATCCTGCTTTGGGTTACACAGTGACTAAAGAATCAATCGAGGAAGCTATAGCAACTGCTCCGATTGAGACCACTCGTACTGAGACTTTATGCCAGTGGATTGATTCTCTGCAAAGCCCGTGGCCTCATGGCATTCTTGAAGAGACTAGCGATAACACACTAGAACTTGCAGTTGGGGCTTATACTATATTTGGTTTCGATGTCAGTCCTTCGAGAAGGAACGCATCTTTAGTCGCTGGACAATTACTTCCAGATGGAAGGATTGGCATCGGAATTATGGAGACTTGGAGTTCTCAAGTCGCGGTTGATGATCTAAAGATTGCAGCGGCTATAAAAGGCTGGTGTGACCTTTACAGACCGCGCCTAGTCTGCTACGACAAGTATGCCACTCAATCTATAGCCGATAGATTAAAGCAGGCTGGAGTTATGACCGAGGATGTTTCAGGCCAGCAGTTCTATCAGGCCTGTGGCGATTTATTGACTGGATTGGTAACTCATAAGGTCGTTCATAATGGGCAAGTCGAACTTGTCCAACAATTCAATAATTGCGCAGCTAAGGTCAATGACTCAGCTTGGAGAATCATAAAGCGCAAATCGGCAGGCGATATAAGTGCCATTATTGGAGTTGCAATGACTGTAAGCAAGTTAATGCTTCCAGCACCTAAACCTCAGATTATTACCTAGACACACCTTAGGTGGTATGTCAAATACTTGACATGTGCTACCATTTATGTCTATGGGTCGCATCTTGCAAACATTCGGTCTCCAGTCTAAGCCTCTATTAGAAGCTCAGTCTGCTCCTCAAGTTCTTGGCGAGTATTCACCTTATGCCATGCCTTTTCAGTATGCCTTTGTTAGCAGAGAAGATGCTCTCAGTGTTCCAGCATTAATGAGATGCAGAAATCTTTTAGCGGGAACTATTGGCGCAATTCCAATGGAACTATACAAAAAATCTACTAATGAAGAACTTGGCTCACCTGCATGGTTAGAGCAACCTTCTTATTCACAGCCACGATCTGTAACGATTGCATATACAGTTGAATCGTTGCTTCTATATTCGCAGGCCTTCTGGAAAGTGGTTGAGATTTATTCCGAGGATGGCCGACCATCTCGCTTTGAGTGGATTGCTAACAATCGCGTAACTGCAACACTTGATAGCACTAACACTTTTGTAAAATCTTATGCAGTTGATGGAATGACTTTACCAATGGACGGCTTAGGAAGTTTGGTCACATTCCAAAGCTTGCTTCCTGGAATCTTAACTACTGGCATTCAAACAATCCGCGCAGCTATTGATGTGCAAAAAGCAGCAGCGGTCTCAGCTTCTCAACCAATGCCGACTGGGATAATTCGGAACAATGGCGCTGACCTTGATCCTAAAGAAGTTTCTGGATTATTAGCTGCTTTCAAGAGCGCAAGAAATAATCGCTCTACTGCTTATTTGACTTCTACTCTTGAGTATGTTCCTGTTCAATTTTCACCTAAGGACATGATGTACGGCGAGGCAATTCAAAATCTTGCAACTGAAATTGCCCGTTTATGCAATGTTCCAGCAATCTATGTATCTGCTGACCAGAACTCCAGTTACACATACAATAATGTTCAAGACGAGAGAAAACAGTTTCTTCAGCTATCTTTGCAGCCTTTCATAAGTGCAATAGAAGATCGCTTGTCTATGGATGATATTACTGCTCGTGGCAATGTGGTGAAGTTCGATATTGATAAGAACTTCTTGCGCACCGACCCAATGCAAGAACTAGCAGTAATTGAAAAACTACTTAGTCTTAATCTCATTACCACAGAACAAGCAATGGAAATGACTGATTTAACACCTAATGGAAGTCAAGGTATGGAATGAACCAAGTAATCACTTTCTCAGCTGAACTAACAGCCGACTCAGCAAGTCGCACTATCTCAGGCAAGATTGTTCCACTCAATGTCGAAGCAGGCTCAACTAATATGGGCAAAGTAATATTTGCTTCTGGCTCTATTGAGATTCAAGACCCTAAAGCAATCAAGCTACTAAGCCAGCATGATAACAAAAAGCCTTTAGGTCGCATGGTCTCATTTAGCGAATCAGAAGATGCAATTCACGCAGTCTTTTCTGTTAGCCGTTCTCAGCGCGGTACAGAAGCTCTTATCCTTGCAGAAGAAGGTTTGCAGTCAGGATTGAGCATTGGTGCAGAAGTTCTTAAGTCTAAAATCAAGGATGGCATTACTTATGTTTCCTCAGCTAGGCTCGTAGAAACGAGCCTTGTTACAGAGCCCGCATTTAAGTCGGCTCAAGTCACTGATATTGCAGCAGAAGAATCTGCTGTAGAAGAAGAAACCCAACCAACAGAAAGCGAGACAGCCACCGTGGAAGAAACCACTTCAGCAGTCGAAGCAACACCAGTTGAAGCACAAGCGGTTGAAGCTGCTCGCCCAACTGTATCAGCAGCATACTTTACAAAGCCACGCATTGAAGTAACAGCAGCTAAGTATGCAGAAAACACAATCCGCGCAGCTCTAGGTGATGAAGATGCTCGTCAATATCTACGCGCAGCAGATGACACAACAGATAACGCAGGTCTAGTACCAACACGCCAACTATCTGAAATCATCAACCCACTATCAACAACAATTCGTCCTTCAATCGATGCAATCTCTCGTGGAGTATTGCCAGATGCAGGTATGACTTTTGAGATTCCAAAGATTACAGCAGCACCAACAGTTGCAGATACAGCAGAAGGTGCAGCATTTTCAGATACAGATCAGACAGCAGCATTCTTGTCAGTATCAGTTAAAAAGTACGCTGGACAGCAGACATTCTCTGTTGAATTGCTAGATCGTACATCTCCAGCATTCTTTGATGAGCTTGTACGCAACATGGCTGCAGCTTACGCAAAGGCTACTAACGCAGCAGTAAATGCTGCTCTTATTGCAGGCGCAACAGCAGATGCAACTACAACAGTCACATATCCAACAGCCTCAGAGTTGCTAGGTATTGTCGCTCGTGGTTCAGCTTCTGTCTATGGCGCTACAGCAGGACTTCCAAACCCATTTGCTCGCAACATGGTTGTATCTACAGGACAATGGTCAAACATCATGTCTCTAAACGATGCAGGCCGTCCAATTTACACAGCTTCACAGCCAATGAACGCAGGCGGTGTAGTAACTCCAACATCACTAACAGGTAATGTTGCAGGACTTAACCTTTATGTTGATCCAACAAACGCAGGCGATGGCGATGGAACAATCCTTGTTGTGAATCCAGATGCATACACATGGTACGAGTCACCAACTTACCGCCTACGCGCAGAATCAACTGCAGCAGGACAGGTAACAATCGGCTACTACGGCTTTGGAGCAATCGCTACTAAGGTCGGCGCAGGCGCATTCAAGAATAACAAGGCGTAAGCCACACTAAGTCGCTCTGGGGAGTAGTAGCCCTCTACTCCCCAGAGTCTTTAGAAAGGATCATCATGGCACTTACAACAGTTGCAGAATTACGCTCAACACTAGGCGTAGGCACATTGTATCCAGATGCAACCCTTCAAGAAGTATGCGATGCAACAGATGCAGTCTTGCTTCCAATGTTATGGGCAGATACTAATTTTAATGTGGCACACAGCAACACGACCACAGTAGGCACTTTATATTTTGATGAACTTGTCAAAGACACATTTTATGTAGGTCAGACAGTTGTAGTAACTAATAATAAATCGCATCTTAATGGATCAAAGACAATCACAGAAGTTGGCGATTATTCAATTTCTTACGCAATAACAGGAACACCAGCAGCAGAGCCTAAGCATGCAGTGCGACCTTATGGCACAGTTACAATAAGTCCATCTACAGACTGGACGGCTGACATGGCAATCCAGCAAGCAGCTTTAATGATATCTGTAGAAATCTGGCAAGCGCGTACAGCCACCCTTTCTGGCAGTAACCTTGTCGATTTCCAGCCAAGCCCTTATCGAATGAGCGCACAGCTTCTCGCTAAGGTGCGAGGATTGATAGCCCACGCACTAGACCCACGCTCAATGGTCGGATAATGCCTCCAGTTGCCATTACTACACTCAGAACTACTTTAGCGACTGCCCTAGTCAATAACGCTAAGTGGCAAACCTTTGCATTCCCGCCAGCTACGGTTCTGGCTAATTCAGTTATTGTGTCACCCGATGATCCATACTTGACACCTAACAATAACTCTCAGATTTCAATTAGCCCTATGGCTAATTTCAAGATAGTAATGACAGTGCCACTCTTTGATAATGAGGGCAACCTTAACGGCATTGAGGACACAGTAGTTAGTGTGTTCGCACTCCTTGCTGCATCATCTCTGGTCTATAATGTAAGTGCGATAAGCGCACCTAGTGTTCTCAATGCTGCAAGTGGAGACTTGCTAAGTTGCGAGATGTCCGTATCAATCCTAACGAGTTGGAGTTAAGCATGTCCGATTACGATAAAGAGTTGGAAGCCTTCTTGATTAAAATCGGTCAGGCAGCACCAACAGCAGCACCAACACCAAAGCCAGCAACCAAGAAAGATGAGGAATAAGCCGTGGCAGTATTCTTAAACAACGGAGTAGTTCTTACTGTTAATGCGGTGGATCTCTCTGACCATGTAACATCAGTAACAATCAATCGTTCTTTTGATGAACTAGAAGTAACAGCGATGGGTGACTCAGGTCACAAGTTCGTTAAGGGTCTAGAAGCATCATCAATTACAATCGATTTCCTTAATGACACAGCTACAAGCGAAGTCCTACAGACTTTGCAAGCTGCATGGGGAACATCAACAACAGTCACAGTAAAGCAGACATCAGGTGCAACATCTGCAACTAATCCGCTTTACACAATGACTTGCTTGATTAACAACACTACAGACATCAACGGCTCAGTAGCAGACCTAAGCACACAATCTGTGACATGGAATGTTAATGGCACAATCACTGTAGCATCAGCGTAATTAACTAACAAAGGGGCTAACCAATGGCAAGACTAAAGATAGTTCGTACGGATGGAAGCGTACTTGAAGGCGAGATAACACCCGCCGTTGAATACAGCTTTGAATCTTATGCAAAAAAGGGCTTCCACAAAGCGTTTCGCGATGAGGAAAAGCAATCGGATGTCTATTGGCTTGCATGGGAAGTCACACGCAGATCAGGTGAATCTGTTAAGCCTTTCGGGATTGAGTTTATCGAAACACTTAAGAGTGTTGAGGTTCTAGACTCAGACCCTTTGTCTTAAAGCGCGACCTTCCATTCACTTACCTAATTGCTAGGCTAAGCATTAGGTTGGGGCTCGCGCCACAAGAATTATTAGAGTTAGACCCAATAATGCTAGAAGCCTTGTTGCAGGGTCTTAAAGATGAAACAAAGGAGATGAACGATGCCAACAGAAGTAGTAGGCGCGGTCGCTCTTAAGAAAGCATTGAATAAATACGCTCCAGACCTTGCTAAAGAACTGACAAAGGAATTGGGTGCAGTTCTCAAGCCTGTTGTTAATGAAGCTCGCTCTTATGTGCCACTTGTTTCACCCATGAGCGGCTGGAGCGAAATTGCTAGTCCTCGCGGTAAGTTTCCTAAATACAACGCTTTAGAAATCCGCAAGGGCATTATCTATAAAACAACACCATCAAAACCTAACCGCGCTGGCTTTGTTAATAACATTCGCATTCAGAATAAATCTATGATTGGCGCAATCTATGAGACTGCTGGTCGTAAGAATGGTCAAGGTCAAGATTGGGTAGGCCCTCGTGCAGGTGGAGCATCTAAGGGTAAATCACGATCTAATAATCCTTATGCTGGCAATCAGTTTATTTCTAATCTTGGTCAGCTTTATGGGCCAGCTCGTAGAGGTGACCATCGCATGATGGGTCGCTTAATCTTTAGAGCTTGGGCAAACACTCAGGGTAGGGCTAATGCTTCCGTATTTAAGGCTATTGAAAAAACAACAACAAAGTTTAACCGCCGCACAGCGATGGTAGATATTAGGAGAGCAGCATGAGCAATGTAGCCATTAATATTGCCGCTGAGTTTATAGGCAAAAAGGCATTTAAGGCAGCAGAAACATCTACCGACAAACTTTCTAGAAGTGTCAAAAAACTAGGAGTTAGTCTTGGTCTTGCTTTCGGAGTTCGTGGCATTGGTCAAGCAGTCAAAGCTTTTGCAGAAGATGATAAAGCGGCCAGAGCATTAGGACAAACTCTTAATAACTTAGGACTTGCTTTTAGTAGCAACTCAGCAACAGTCAATGGTTACATTTCACGCCTAGAACAACAGACAGGCGTTCTCGATGATGAATTGCGTCCTGCAATGGATCGCTTTTTGCGAGCCACAATGTCAGTTACTAAGTCTCAAGAATTGCTTAACCTTGCTTTAGACATTAGCGCGGGCACAGGTAAAAGCCTAACTCAAGTTTCACAAAGTCTCCAAAAAGGTTATCTAGGGCAGACTCAGGCTCTAGGTCGTTTAGGTGTAGGACTAAGTAAGGCAGAACTTACTAGCTCTAGTTTTGAAGAAATCCAACAAAAACTTTCTGTCCTTTTTGCTGGGCAGGCTTCAACCGCTGCTAACACTTACGCAGGCGAAATAGCCAAGTTACAAGTTGCAGTCAATAACGCTAAAGAAACTATTGGTCAAGGTTTTGTCGATGCCCTTAAGACTGCTTCTGGCTCAAATACTATTGATCCAGTAATTAGCGGTATCGGAAAGATTGCCACCGCTTTTGCAAATCTAACTCGTGAAACTGGCAAGTTTATTGACATTACCAAATCTTTGTTTGATGCAGAAAACTTTTTCTTTTACAACAAGCCTGTCGGTGGCTTCAAAGGTATGGGCAATATCTCAACCAGCGTATCTTCACAAGATACCCAAAGAGCCGATGCAATAGCCGCATCTAAGGCAGCAAATGCACAACTAAAGGCAACTCAGGCTTTAACTAAAACCACTAAAGAAAACCTTAAACTTTCTAAGGCTAAGGCTATCTTTGACCTACAAAAGATTCAGATTGAAGCAGCCCTCAAAGGTAAGATTTCAGAAGAAGATCGTATTCGTCTCAAGCTTATGCAGGCTATTGAAGATGAGAACATTAGCCAGATTGAAATCTATACAAAGTTGCTGGATACGGCTCAAAAGAACACAGAGAAGTTAGTTAGCACTTTACAAGGAATTAAGCCTCTTGATGACATCTTCAAGAACTGGAACTTCATGTCTGTAAAGGAGCAGTTAGCAAGCCTTGAGACTTACTTTAAGAACTTTGCTGGCTCTGCTGCATCTGCCTTCAACGCCTTGAGCCAAGCGCAACAGGCAAGTCTTGGTGGTTATAGACCATTCGTAGGTGCGACCAATGCATCTCTTGGCATTACTTCTAATGGCGGAGCAACTACATCAATGCCATCGACAGTAGGCTTGGGAACTAGTGGTACAGGCAATCAACTGCCAGCAGGCGTAACCATTAACAACACTATTAACACAGGCATCGGTGACCCTAATGCCATTGCAGAAGCTATTGATGATGTCCTTACACAAGCCTCAAGACGAGGCACATTGATAGGCAGACTACTTCCGCTATGACATGGTTACCAGAATGGCGTGTGACAGTAGGTGATGATGTTTATACAACTGTCACCTCTGTTTCCTATGCCACTGGTCGGCTAGACATTGACCGCCAATGCACAGCAGGTTACTGCCGAGTAGAAATCATCAATACAGATAACTCACCTTTTACCATCAATGTCACAGAGCCAGTAACCCTAGAACTAAAGAACTCCTCTGGCACTTACATAACTGTATTTAGTGGTGAGGTCTCAGACTTCTCCATTGGTGTTAGAAGTCCAGAGGAAACTGGCTACATCACTACAGGCACAATCTTGGGTATTGGCTCACTAGCTAAACTGACTAAAGCTATTTACAACACAGCCCTAGCAGAAGGATTAGACGGCGCACAGATTGCAGCCATTCTAGGTGCAGCTCTTAACCTTAACTGGAATGAAGTGACACCGACTGTTACATGGGCTACTTATCCAGCCACAACTACTTGGAATGAAGCCGAGTCCTATGTAGGCACTATTGACTCAGGTTTTTACACAATGATAAGCCAAGCGGCATCTGCTACGGCCAAAAGCCAGACCCTAGTAGATCAGATTGCTAATAGCGCACTAGGCCAGATTTATGAATCAACATCAGATGGCTTAGTCAATTATGACGATGCAGACCATCGCTCAGACTATCTTGCAGATAACGGCTACACCTACCTCGATGCAGCTTATGCAACTCCCAACAGCATTACTTCTCAGACACAGATTGCTAACATCCGCAATAGTCTTATCTATAAATACTCTACAGGCTATGGCTCAACCTACAGTGCCTCTGATAGCGACTCTATAGGCGCATACGGCCTCTACGAGCGTTCATTTGAGTCCAACATCAAGAACCTTGCTGACATCACTGACATCGCCACTAGAGAACTTAATCTACGCAAGAACGCTAAAGCCTCATTGGGAGCGATTACCTTTAGATTAGATAACCCAGACATGCCATCTGCCATGCTCGATGATTTAATTGGCATCTTCTTTGGCGAGCCTGTCCTTATTCAGAATCTACCTTCCAACCTTCTAGGTGGCACGTTTGAGGGCTTTGTGGAGAATGTAGCCCTGCGCGCTACCCCTACTTTTGTGGATATAACCCTTTACATCACAGCTACAGAGTTTTCACTATCTACCACACAATGGGAGACAGTAATACCATCTAACACAATCTGGACGGGTGTAAATGCTACACTTATCTGGAATAATGCGACAGGAGCAATAACATAAAATGGCAACTAGCCCTATATATAACTGGCCAGAACCAGATAACACTGATCTAGTAAAAAATGGCGCGCTGGCCATGCGTACACTAGGCGATGCCATTGACACCACTATGGCAACTATGGTTCCTAAGACTATTGTTGATGCTAAAGGTGACATCATTGCAGCTACTGCTGCCGATACAGTAGCCCGACTTGCAGTAGGCACAAACGGGCAAACACTTGTGGCGGATAGTTCCACTGCTACTGGCTTGAAATGGGCTGCTGCAGGCGGAAGTGGTGCATTAACACTTATCAAGCGAGCAACATTTACAAGCGTAGCAACAACTGGAACAACTTTCGATAGCATATTTACTAGCACATACAAAGTTTATATGGTTGTTATTGAAAGACTTGAAGCCGCTACAGGTGGCGATGACCCACAATTTCAATTACTTTATAGCGGAACAACTCTTGCAAGCAATTATCGTGGAGCATCAGTCCAATTTCCATATACAGGAACATTGACACCTTATTCATCTCAAACTGGCACAACAAATCAAGTCACAATGGGGCAAGCATCGGGTGGTGGTGGATTCGATCTGAAAGCAACTCTTTATTTTGGAAATGTTGGAAACAGTAGTCAATATGCACATTGGTGGGGAAATGGTGTAGTTGGTGACGAGTTCTCGCCTGTTTATATGGGCGGTGATGTTCTTACTCCTCAAACATTTACTGGTCTTTTATTCAAATCATCATCAACAAATGTCACGGGAACAGTGGCAGTCTATGGATTGGCGACAGCATAATGACAACACTTAATGAAATGATTGAAACAATTAAGGCAGAAAATCCAAATGGCTTGCGTATTGGTAGCGAAGAAACGGGCTACACCGATTTAACTGCTGAACAATATGAAGCGCAAATTGCAGAGTGGGCGCAAGGCCGACTTGATAAGCAAGCAAGATTAGCCCAAGCCGAAACTGCTGCACAGGCTAAAGCCGAAGCAGCAGAAAAACTTACTGCACTTGGTATTGACCCAAAGGCACTAGGGCTATAAGTGGAACACTTGACTAAGATAATTGCTCATGAAGCCAAGATTATCTAAAGCTGCTATTCAGTTAAGAGAGCAGTTAGATGATTCCTTCCCAGATCGTGACAGGGCATCGGATGGTTGGGTCGGTGATACCCGACACGCTGCTCGTAAGTCTGATCATAATCCAGATGAGCAGGGCTGGGTTCGTGCCATTGACCTTGATGCAGACCTATTCGGTGCAGGAGTCAAGCCGTATATCATGCCAGACCTTGCAGATCAGCTTCGAATCAGTTGCAAGTCTAAGGCAGAAAAGCGCATCTCGTACATTATTTTTAACGGCAGGATTGCGTCTCCCATCTTTAACTGGAAGTGGCGTAACTACACAGGGGCTAACAAACACACTCACCACATGCATGTCAGCTTTAAAAAAGAAGCTGACCTTCTGGGTGAGTTTTTTCAGATACCTATGCTAGGAGCAAACTAATGAATATGAAGAATCCTTATGTCCTTACTGCTGGAGCATTCCTATCAGCTTGGGCTGCATCTAATTTTGCACTTGACTATCGCGCAGTTCTCTGGGCTGTACTAGCTGGTGTCTTTGGATATGCGACACCTAAGAAGTGACACAGTCTGACTTCTTCACGCTCTACCTAGCAACGCTGGCAATAGTCGGTGGCTTGTCTGGGTATGTCATTACCCACTTGTTGTCTGAGATTAAAAGACTCAACACGCGAGTCGATGAAATCTATAACATCTTACTAGACAGGTAACATTCTGCTATGGCAAGAAAAGCAACGAAGGCATTAGAGGAACAAGGTTACTCAAAGTTAGATGCTTATTGCATTGGCTTATATGAGTATTTCTGTAGTCTTAAACGAGCAGGCTTCAAAGAAGATGTAGCCATGTTCATGATTACTGAACCTCAATCCTATCCTGCTTGGATATTGCCTGACCCTGTCGATCCAGAGAAGTTCGGCAATTACGAAGATGAGGACGATGACTAAAGCGAGATATTTAATTATCAGCGACCTTCAGATACCTTTTCATCATGAAGCAGCTGTAAAGAATCTCATTAAGTTAGTAAAGCGAGAGAAGTTCGACCTCATCCTCAATACAGGCGATGAGTTAGATATGCAGAGCCAGTCTCGCTGGGCTCAAGGTACTAAGTTGGAGTGGGAAGGTACGCTAGATGCTGACAGAAGCCTTGCGCAGGATATTCTCTATGAACTCGGCACAACAGATGTCACTCGAAGCAATCACACAGACCGCCTATACCACACACTATTACGCGCACCTAGCCTCATCGGATTACCAGAACTGGAATACGCAAAGTTTATGGACTTCGCTGGACTCGGAATCCGCTTCCATAAAAGACCATTCGAGTTTCATAAGGGATGGGTCTTAGTCCATGGCGATGAAGGATCAATGAACTCCAATGCTGGACTTACAGCTCTAGGGCTGGCTAAGAAGTTCGGCAAGTCTGTAGTCTGTGGTCACACTCACAGGGCAGGCATTAGTGCCTTCACAGAGGGCATAGGAGCCTCATACAGGACTCTTTGGGGCTTAGAGGCAGGAAATGTTATGGACAAGAAGAAAGCCTCTTATTTGAAGGCTGGGAGTGCTAATTGGCAGATGAGCGTAGCAGTCATTGAGACACATGGAGACCGCGTGAGTCCGATGCTAGTACCCATCAATAAGGATGGCTCATTTACATTGTACGGGAAACTGTACGCCTAAATCGTTATCGTTTCGTTATCAAAATGTCCGTTAATTAGTCTGGACTCTATGCAACACTAATCCTGTAAGCCAGTCAAGGGCACTGGATGCAGATAGGTTACACAATGATTACTAATGTTGAAAAAGAGTTGTTATTAAAGCTCTTAATGGAAAAGGCAACAAAAATTGACAGTGT